GCCAATAATTACGATAAATATGTTTTACAGCTGGGTGTGTATAAAATGAAATATCGTCGTTAGCAAACTCATCACTAATATGTAGAATTGTTACGAGTGTGTTTGATTCCTTAAGTATATCCAAAAATGCTTGAAATATAGGAGTAATAATTTTACCTGGTATTTTTTGGTATAAAATAATTGGATTTTTACATACTATGACATCTGTTATAGCATTTAATGGTATATACATAATTTTCTGTTGATATATTGATTCTAACCACTGAAGTTCATAAAATGTATTAGGATTAATCTCTTTCATATGAAATATTGTTTGTATGGGTTCAAGTTCGCCCTGAAAGGCACTTATAACAGATGTAATAGATTCTTTACGTGATTCTAACACATTCATGACTGGTTTGAATATTTCGGTCGATGTGTTAAATGTATCCTTGAGAAGACTTAGAATTAATGGGTGATATTCTATTAGTGTATCATTCTTTGTTATAATAAGTTGTTCAAATATACGATACCATCCAAAATTTTTCATAAATTCTTCCATTCCCATTGATTTCCAAGCAGTAAATAATTGCTGGATAAGGGTTGGTAAATTATCTTTACGTTGTAAGGCTATTTCACGTAAAAAATTATTCCATAATTGTATATTATTTTCATGTGGTGTTTTTAATGATTGATTTGGTATAGTATCAATAATTTGTTTTTGTGATTGTATATGTTTAGATAAACATGCCATAACATCTTCTTGGCTAAAACATTCAGTATTATTCCATAAATCGCTATCAAATTTATCTACACGAGAAAAATTATTAAATTCTGATTGTTGATATGCTGGATCTTCATCTTGAAAACAAGTAGCTACTAACGGAGTTGTAAAATAAATATTTAATAGATTATCACCATGATTCACAATCATATGATCGCCACTTGTAAAAATTCCTTTATCTTTGACAAGTTTACATAATTTACGGGCTCCTTGTTGTGTAAGAACATACGCATAATTACAAAAATGGAAGTAACGACGTGGTGATGGTTGGAAAAGTGTATTTAAGGCTACTTTCGCAAAATGTTCATTTACAGGTTCTATGATACTTGGAAATACTTGTTTATTAGGTGGAAGTACTCCTCCTAAATAAATTACATCAGCATCTTTGGGTATATGTTGTGCTGACATTTGCCACTGTAACAGCCATTTTTGTGATAAACGCACGTCATCCTCCATAATAAAATAAGATTTAGCTAATGTATCATTTGCGAGTTTTTCCCATAATCCTAAATGTGATAGTGCACAGCCCATAACTGATTTTTTCCATTTAAAATCATTGTCACGGAAACAATGAACTAAATCCTGGGTTAAAGTTAAATTACGACCATCAACTGCTTTCCATAAATAAACTCGTTCTTTAATATTTGGATGATTGGATTTGAATGAGTCTAATCTATCTTTGCGACGCTCTAAATTAATCACATAGGCTTCATCCATACCATCGGCAAATGGCACTATAGCCTTAAAATTTCCACGATGAACATAAAATGGTGTACCCCATTGCTGGGCAGCACGCATGGATACATCGCAATAAAAGTTACGTAAAGGCAATCTTGGACAATTTGTACGTTGTGTTAATATACTTAATATTGACTGGTCATGACGATGTCCTAAACAGTCTTTAGAGTATGGTTTCCATTTTTCACCAACAATAACATCTCGTTGTGTTTTAGCTATTGTAAGCGAGTCATTTTGTATTGAATTATATGTATGTCCAACTTTGAATCCCATAGCACCAGCCCAAATCTGATTGGCTGCTAGTTCTGAAATAGTTGTCTTAAGTTTCTCACAAAAGGTAGTATGGCACCACCGAGCATTTGTTTGCTTGTCATCATCTAATAGAAACACTCCAGTAGTATCAATCTGCTGCCAAATAGATTCTAGCGAAGATGCGATGACTATACCTGAATCTAAGTATAAAATAGACGTACCTTGTTCGGTTGATTTTAACATATCTGACTGTAGCCATAGCTTCCAGGCAAAATGTTGAGGTTCCCAAAAATCTGACCATGGTGTATTATTTGTAGGTAATAGACGTACTTGTGTTGCATTTAATAAATTATACTTATCGTTTGGTATATCTGGAAATACATATACAATTATAGGTGTAGTAGTATCTGTTCTGCGGAAACTTGCGATCAAATTCACAGCACATTCCATATATTTCAAATTACATGCCGTTACAACAACCTTCTTTATGGATTGTGATGAGGTTGGTGGAGTTGATGAGGTTTGTGGGGTTGGTAGGGGTTGTAGAATTGGTGGTGTTGATGGGATTAATGATGTTGATTGAGTTGTTATGGTTTGTGTTATACTCTGCTTTCCATAGTTCAATGCTGTTTGCCAATCTACTTGTATATCTTTGTTAAGTATATGTTTAAAAATAGATTTTGCAACTTGTGTCATTGTTTTTTCACACCAAATACGCTTGTATTCAGATAAAGCTGGAACTGATGCCATAGCTTTCCAAGCCTCTTCGTTATCTGCTATTTTTCTTACAGCATCTACTAAATCATTTGCGTTATTTATTTGGTTCATATTTATATATCCTTTTGAATCAAAGTCACGATCTACAAATGGATCACCCCAATATATAGGAACGGCACCAGCTACCTTAGCATGGAAAAGTTTTTCTGTTGTATATCCTGGGCCAGATGAATTTTCATAAGTAATTACAAACTTATATTTTTTGTAAAAGTCTACTTTCGCTAATTCACCGCCACCACCACCTAGACCTGCTGGAATAGGACCATTTGGTAAATTACAAAACAATCTGCCACCAGAATCTACAGGACGCCACTGATTAAGAATAGCAAATGCTGTATTACGATTTTGATTATTAGGATTTGTTGCCACAAACGCACAAAACTTATCTTTTTGAGCTAGTACATCTGGATTTACTGTTAAACAGTCTTTGAGTGACACTGGTTTTGGATTGACTATCTTATCTACATCTGCGTCAAACCAGTTGATTTCAAGTACCCATAATGGTAAACGAATATAATTTGTATCAGGACTATACATGTATCCTAAGTTTAGAAATGTATCTTGATTCTTATTTGGTGGTGAATTTTCACCTGAAAAATATACTTTTGGAACATTTGGATATTTAGTTTCAGACCCATTGCTTAATGGTCCAAAAAAGACAAGATTTGGATGTATTTGGTCATTAACAACACGTATATTATTTTGTTGACCAACCCAAGATAACAAATATATGAAAAAATTATGATTTGGTTGAAATTGATCCCACATATTACAAAATGCAACTCGTAGTTCATTCTGTGGTAGTTGTAGTACTTGTGGTTTAGGAATAAATGGTTTTGTAATTATACCATTATAGGTTGTTGATAAGGATTGTACTGAAAATCGTTGACGTAATGCTTGTTGACGTATACTAGCAGATTTGGGATGAAAAAAATTTTGGGAGTTTGCGTAATCTTCTTTGAGAATCTTCCATGAATTAACTGCGGCCTGAATTTCATTTAAACTATAGAAATATTGACCAAGTGATTTTAGTTGCTCACAATTATGAATCATAGGTATACCTAGGTAAAGGGCATCTAGAAGATAGGATTTTAATGGACGAAAGCGTTGATGTGAAATAAATACTGTTTTATCTCTTAACAAATCAGGAAGTCGCACACGAGGAACTATGGCTCCACTAATATCTGGTAATAACAAATTACGTGCTATATTTCCATTAAAAAAATTATTAGTTTTTAGCTGTTCGCCGTTATGAACACCAAATCGTATGGTATCACCACTGACTCGAATTTGACTTATAATTGTCAGTGGTAATATAGCATGACTAGCATTACTAAAATTACTTTCTACAATTCGAGCATTCCAGCTTACCTGTGGCGGAATATTTGCTGCTAATGTTGACTCAATACGTTTTGCTGAATCATTCCAACTAGGCAGATTATTTTCATTGATGAATATATCCAGGACATCGGCGTCCCATATATATGGAACAGTTTGAACGGGCACATTAGATATGAATTCTAAATATCTTATATCTTGTGCGTTCATATGATCATAGGTCCATATAGCTGAAAGATTTTTAAAGTCCCGTTTGAAAGGATTCCAATGATAGACAGAAGATTCCATATCATAAAATACAGCAGGATAATGTACAAAATAAATCACTTCAGTAGCATATTGTTTACGATCTTCTGGTGTTAATTGCCATACAACTTCAATGATTTTATCATATTTTTCGTTTGTAGGCCAAGGCTTACGTGGTGGTAAATTTTGAGCATGTCCCGCGACATCAATAAACCAATTACTTTCATCCTTTGGATATAGAAGGGTTACATCGTGACCAGCTTTAGTAAATGTACGTGCTAAAGCACACGCAATTTGTGGTAGTGAACCACTAAAATAACTATTTTGGAACCGAACGGTTACTCCTAGTTTCATTATCTAAACACATCTAGAACAATAGGTTTAGATAAACTACGGGATGTCAATTCAGAATGTAACTCTTCAATGTACAAATGGTAAATTATCTTTACGCTGGGTGACTACACGTGAATGCGTTTCTATTAGTGTACAAATGGCAACAGATTCTGAGTTTACAAAGAATGAACGAAGTTATGTTGTGCCTCGAGTAGATGGTGTAAATTTGGACTGTGGTGGTGGATTTTGGTATGTACGATTAGGTGCTTGGATTGGAGATGGAACTCAAGGTTTAGTAGATTGGTCTGGTATTTATGGACCTGTAGCTATCGTAAATCCTAAACCTATTACCTCTGTTATAAAATCACCTGCTCAAATTGTACATACACAGGCCATTCAAAAAGGACTACGTCTACATACAGGAAATTTAGTACCAATGTACTTTATTGTAGAACATTCATTAAATCCAAAATTTCCTGCTAGTGCAACCGTTACAAATTATGTATACGACTATGGTAAAGGCCATATTGATTGTATGGATTTGTTGTTTGGAAAAGATTATTCAGTTCGTTTTGGAGTTTTTGTTACGGAGAAATTAGAGAAAATAGAAATTCGTCAATTAGGCGAATGGCAGACAGTACATAATAAACAGGCAGCAAGACCCATTAAGCATGGAGATGGCACACAAGTTGCTATGGGACGTGCCGACGCAGTTTTATTACAAGAAGCCAGCCAAAAAAAAGTGGTTCGCTTCGGGTCACATAGTGATTATTTACGGTTTAAGGCCGCTGAAACACGTACTCGTGAGGAGCTCAACTAATTACCAGATATTATTAGGATATCCATAAGTTTGTGACTGTGTAGGTGTCTTAGTTGGATATGCTGTTGGACTTGGGCCAGATGTATAGGGGTAATTTCCCCAACTAATTAATCCACTATAGATAAACATATTGCCCATACCAAGGGTAGGCTGGACGTTATTGTGAGCTACGTCACCACCTGTAAAATTTATTGTTGATGTCCATGTCTTAGAACCACTACCATCATACGCAGGATAGGAAGGTCGACTTAGGTTCGGATAGGCTCCACTTGTGTTATTAAAATCATCATTAATTGTATTCTGTGTATGATTATGGCTTGGCATTTCTGGTATAGTTAATGTATGTTTATATTCGCCAATTTGGTCACCAAGATTAATTGTAAAGGTTGAATTATTTATGTCAGTGCCCATACCAATAGCACCGGGTACACGACCAGAAGGATTTGGTAAATTAAATTGATCACCTGAACCACCAAAACTATATCCAATTACATTAAATAAAAACTGGAAATCGGACTTATTAAGTATACGACCATCGCATTTCAGCCATCCCATATGATCAAATTGGACGGCTGAAAATTTAGAATCACCAACTGTAGGCTTCTGATGGGCACCAAATGTCAAAAATTCACGATTGCGACTGGTCATCTACTTAGATGAAGGTTTTTGTTCCTTTGCCTCTACAAACTGTATAACAGCGGTAAATAAAGCAGGTCCAATAAAAGAAACTCCTACACATAATCCTAGTGCCGGAAGCCAGCCAAATCGTTGTGCCAATATACCTATATTTGTAAAACCAGTAAGTACTCCAAAAATAGCAAATCCTGCGATTCTTACAGATGATAATTGATTACGTAATTGTTGTAAAACTTTTAATGGAAATAATATTGATTGAAGTAATATATTTGCGTATATTAGAAATGAAAACAATATAAACAGAGTCCAGTAATTCAATTGTAAATAAATCGCAAACACCCATGTTATAATATAACTTGATATCATCAATATGACAACATCAAGTGCGATAAATGTCCAGTTCATACCCTGAATTAGGCACGTATTTTGATACAACGACCTGTTGCTGGGTTTATTGTTTGTCCTTCAGGACATATTTTTGCCTTACGAGTTTGTATACAACGACCAGTTTTAGGGTTAAGTTCCTTGCCTTCAGGACATGTCTTTTTGGAATTTGTTTTTACCGTTTTGCGACAACGCTTGGTTACT